TAGGCGGCTCCAGCACGATCAACGTCTACCCAGTATCAGCATCAACGCCAGAGCGGGTTGCAGGCACTACCTTGACCTTCTACCGCGACGAATCCAGAGCGGTCAGTGTGGTCACTGACTTTACTCTGACCTCGTTGACGCTTCGATTCGTGGTTGAGGATAACGACGGGAACGATGTATTGGTCATCGAAAATGCGTCGATCACCAAGAGCAGCCAGACCTTTACCGTCACGATCACTACAGCGGTTACAGCAAACCTCGGCAACTACCGTTGGTCGATGCGTGACATAACGAGCGGCAATAGCGTCATCGCCTTCGGAGTGCTTACCGTGCAGGAGGCAGCGTCAAAGGATGCCTAGACTATGTCGATGCGGTAAGATTGTAGACGACCGTTGCGAGTGCTTTAGTGGAGCATCAACGCAGCGACGCAGCACGAATACCGAAGGGCATGGAAGCGATCACCGCAGGGCAAGTGAGCGGTATAGGGCAGAGCATCCACTGTGTGAGCGATGCGTACAGTTGCACGGTGCTATGCATGCTAAGCCTAGCAAGGATATGCACCACATCATCAGCATTCGCAAGGATGCAACGCAAAGGATGCAGCGTGGCAATTGGCTAGCTGTTTGCGGTGAGCATCACGAAGAGCTAGAGGGTAATGAGTTAGAAGGTATGGCATGCAAGCGATGGAGCGAGGCGAACTACGCAGGGTCGATGGATGGAGGCAGAGCATGAGTAAGATTGTTAGTTGCAAAACATGCTCGACTGGCTTTGAGAGGCTATCTGGAAATCACAAGTTTTGCGATGAGTGTTCGCCGTCAAAGATCAAGGAGAAAAAGCAAAGGATATGCATTGATTGCGGCGGAAATATGCCAAGAAAACAAGGGCCTGCAAAGCGATGCGATGATTGCGAAAAAGCAGAGTTAAGGTATCGACGCATTGCCGGGTTGACCGGCGAAAGTTCTTCAAAAGTCAGCAAGATATGCAACAAGCGGTGCGTGATTTGCAATTCGGCATTTGTTCGCAAGGCGTCCGAGAAAAGGGTTTTTCCTGTATGTTCCAAGGATTGCCTAAAGGTGATGCAATCACAGGCTAGAGCAGACAGCATGGTATGGATGGAAAACCCCTTTTACTTCAAGTTGTCTGAATCTGCGGTTTTCTTTAGGCGTGCAATGGGAGGAAGGAGAAAACCTTTTGAGTCCGTTGCTTGTGCGTTTTGCGGTTCGGTAAAGGTGTTAGGCGACGCACAATCTAGGAGACACAGTAAGGGACAGGAGTTAATGTTCTGTGACCTTGAATGTGCATGCAATTGGAAGAGCGTTTATTACGCAACGGATCATTACAAGCATAACAGAAAGAGACGAGAGAGAGCGAAAGTCAGGCTGGAGAAACTAGAGCAAGAAAGGCTGAAGGCCAAGGAAGAAAAGCTAAAGGCTAAAAGAATAAAGCAAGAGGCAAGACGTCAGGCCAGGATTGACGCAATGCAAAAAGGCGTTGTTGAATGCAAGCGATGCGGCAAGATGACTTCGTTTACGTCTAGGGCTAGCATGCGATCATTTTGCTCTAGAAGGTGTTCGGAGAAGCACGCCAAGAGAAACAGAGAGCATCGCATGAGAGCTAATGGCATTGGGGAAAACATAGGTCTTGCGGAGTTGGCAAAGAAAAGCAAATGGCGTTGCGTTAAATGCAATGTCAAGTGTGTTAAGCCTGAGGGCTACAATTTAGACAACGAAGCAACCATTGACCATATCATTCCGTTGTCGAAGAATGGGCTACACGCATGGTCAAACGTCCAATTGCTTTGCAGGCGATGCAACACGGCAAAGGGTAACACAATCGCACCAGGGATGCAGCTTATGCTCCCTCTGTATGGGGATAACTAATATGGGGGGCATTGCAAGATCCAGTCCTAAGCCTCACCGATCGCTCGCAATTCCTTCCGCGATGCTCCACAAAAATGGCAGTTTTGGATTTTGGAGGGTTGAAAAATGGTAAAAGGCCGAAAACCGTTATCCTCTGCGGTCAAAGACGCGTCGGGGGCGTTCGCAAAAAATCCGCAACGACGCAATCACGAAGAGCCTAAACCGAAACTTTCCGACCCGAAGATTCCCGATCACGTCGAAGCGGATCCCGTCGCAAAGTCCCGTTGGTTTTGGGTATGCGACCAACTCCGCGAAATGAACTTGCTACATGCGACCGATCAAGGCTTGATTGCGGGTTACTGCATCGACTATTCGCTGATGCTGCATTTATGGGAGCATATCAAGGGCGGCAACGTGAGTCATCTTAACGAGAAGGGCAACGCATCAACTAAGCCAGAGGCTAACGCGTTCGACAAGGTTTGCACTAGGTTGATGAAGCGTGAGGCCGAACTAGGTTTGACTCCATCATCGAGGGCACGATTGAGGGCACCACAAGCTGAGGAGGAGGATGTTTTTGAAGAGTGGTTAAAGAGGGCGACGGGTTGATAGCATCGGGCGTACGGCAAAGAGTCGAAGACTACTGCGAAGCGGTTGAAAGCGGCGAGATAATCGCCTGTGACCGCGTCAAGGATGCGGTACGTCGTTATCGCCTAGACTTCGAGCATCAAAGCACGCCCGATTTCCCCTATCACTTCGACGAGCGACACGCTACGGCGGTATGCGACTTCTTTCCGCTTGTGTTGCGTCATAGCATTGGCGAGTTCGCAGGGCATCCGCTAGTCCTTGAAGATTGGCAACTCTTCGGCTTGTGGAATATCTTCGGGTGGAAGCGAAACGAGGACAACTCTCGCAGGTATCGCAAGGTTTATTGGTCGATGGCTCGGAAGAATGGCAAGTCAACGATGATAGCGGGTTTGTGTCACTATCTAGCGATGGCAGACATTGACCCGAAGACGCGAAAGCCGGAAGCGGTCGGTCAGATACTTTTGACCGCAACGAAGAAAGAGCAAGCCGACGTTGTGTATAGCGAATGCGAACGGATGGTTGATCAATCGCGTCCATTGCAAAAATACACCGACATTAAAAACGAAACGATCACCTATAGCCACAACCTATCATTTATCCGCAAGGTATCGAGCGAGAAGCCCTTCGACGGACTGAATCCGCATTGCGTTGTAATGGACGAGTTGCACGCATGGGGCGAGTATCATCGAAAGTTTTACGATACGATGGTGACGGGCAGCGGTTCACGATCGCAACCGTTGCACTTGATTATCACAACAGCCGGTGCGGATGACTCGCTGTTATGGCTGGATGAGTACACGTACGCAACCAACGTAGTTAGCGGCATTCACAAAGATGAGTCGCTCTTTGCGTTGATTTACGAACTCGATGAAAAAGACGATCCCGGAGAGGAAGCGAACTGGAAAAAGGCGAATCCAAATCTTAACGTATCGATCAAACTTGACTACCTACGTCAGCGGTGGAACGAGGACAAGTCAACGGCGTTGGGTATCAATCGCTTCACAAGATATCACGGCAATCGCGTTGTATCCTCGACGGAAAAGGCATTCGATTTAGCGGCGTTCGATAAGTGCGTTGGAGTTCATTCCGACTGGCGTGAGGCTGACGGACTTGGAGCGGGTGTTGACCTTGGCTCCAGGGATGACTTGGCAGCGTATGCGATTTGTGGACGCTTCCCGGTTTCGGTCGACGACAAGGGAAAGACCGTTTACCGCTACGAGATCAAAACGCGGGCGTTTATTGCGGCGGATTCCAAACGCGAACTGTCAGCGATGCCGTTTGCCGAGTTCATCCACACGGAAGAGTTGTACAAGTGCGAGTACCCAATCGAGGATCTGACCGCATCGCTTATTGAGGAACTCGAAGCGTACGAGATTCAGACTGTAGCGTACGATCCATACAACGGACAGCAGTTAGGCGAGAGACTTGAGAAGACCGGAGCGGTAGCGGCTCGCATGGCACAAAATCAAGCCAACTTCAACGAGGCTATCCGCGACTTTATACAACTGATGCAAGAGGGGCGGCTAGTCTTCTCGGATAGCAAGTTGCTCAGGTGGTGCGCGAACAACGCTATTATCTGCAAAGACCGTCAGGACAGGTGGATGTTCGACAAGAAAAACAGCAAAGACAAGATCGACCCTATCGTTGCGGCAGTGATGGCGTACCGCATCGCAAGTTTGCAAAAAGAGCGTTCATCGGGTAGTTTATACGTTACTTAAAGGGAGTATGCAGAATGTCGCTGATGAATGCCTTACTGCAATGGATGGGACTAAGCGAAGACCAGTTCAGCAACGGTCGAAGGGTGACGGTACGCGAAGCCCTTGGAGTACCGCCAGCATGGTACGCACACAACAAACTGACGGGTGACTTTGGGCGACTGCCAATCGATGTTAAGCGGCGTGAGGGTGATGGAGCGGTAAACGATACCGAGCATCCAGGCTACATCCTATTGAGGGAAGAGCCTAACAAGGTGCAGGCTCCGACGACCTTTAAAGAGCAGATGTTGTCACACGCTCTAATGCGTGGCAACGGTCGAGCAGCGATTATTCGCAAGTCAGGCAGGCCGGTTGAGTTGATACCGATGCTGCCTGAAAATACCTGGACGATCATTTACAACGGCAAGAAGTGGCACGTAACGC